CACGGTCTTGACGCAGAAACAGAACTAGCGAACATTCTTTCAACTGAAATCCTAGCGGAAATCAACCGTGAAGTAATTCGTACAATCAACTCACAAGCCAAACTTGGTGCACAACAGTCTAACGTTGCTCTTCCTGGCATCTTCGACCTTTCTTCTGACGCTGACGGACGTTGGTCTGCTGAGAAGTTCAAGGGTCTAGTTGTTCAGTTGGATCGTGAAGCTAACGTAATTGCTAAAGAAACACGTCGTGGTAAGGGTAACGTAGTTATCTGTTCTTCTGACGTTGCTACTGCTCTTGCTGCTTCTGGTATGCTTGATTACACTCCAGCAATGTCTACAAACCTTCAGGTTGATGACACTGGTAACACTTTTGCTGGTACTATCAATGGTCGTATGAAAGTTTACATCGATCCATATGCTGCTGTTGACTACATCACTGTAGGTTACAAGGGCACTAACGCATATGACGCAGGTGTATTCTACTGCCCATACGTTCCATTACAGATGGTTAAAGCTGTTGGTGAGAATGACTTCCAACCACGTATCGGGTTCAAGACTCGTTATGGTATGGCGTCTAACCCATTCGTAGGTGCTTCACCTGCTTCCAATGGTCTTGCTGCTGCCGGTACTAACCAGTACTACCGTATCTTCCGCGTCGACAACATCCTCGCATAAGATATAAAAAGAATCGTTTTAACGATCATTTTGGGGACTCTTCGGAGTCCCTTTTTTTTGGCCTTCATTTATGGCACATATAAATAGAAGGGTCTTAATAGAGGATAGATCATGAGTCTGACACCAAATAAAAACTTCTTGCAGCCTAGTGGGTTCCGAGTCGTTATCAACAAAGATAACTACGCTAACTTAGAGTTCTTTGCACAAAGCGTGGCACATCCCGGCGCAAATGTTGATGCATTAGACTTACCCCTGCCTAAACTTATGTCGTTTCCGCTTATAGGTTCTAAAATATCATACTCAGAATTAACAATTAATCTGATTGTTGATGAAGACATGACCGCATACAAAGAAATGCAATCTTGGATGGAAAGAACAATATCTGAAACTGACAGTTCCAAGCTATATAATGATATAACATTGATTATACTGTCCAGTCATAACAATCCCAATAAGAGTATTCGATATAGAAATTGCATACCTACACAGATTGGCGGGATAGAGTTCACCTCAACATCGGGGGATACCTCCTTTATTACTTTTGATGCGACATTTAGGTTTAGTGAATTCGATATTCTATGAGTCTAGAAAAATTTGAAATAAAGAATCCCAGAGTGCTTGAGATTCTAGAAAGATTTCGTTATACATACAGAGAGATGTACCGTCCCGAGGAATCCAACAGGATGCTCGTACGAGAACAACTAGGCATGGCAGATCATTACACTGGTGAAAATGAGATGCGCCGAATCGTTGACATGGGTACGAAACACGGCGGTGCTGCTGAGAACTCGGTCTGTCATCCAATCAAACCAGAATTCTATGATGGCCCAGACATAAATACCTATGCTCGGAGATATTCGGAACTAGACCGAGACCTTAAAACTGAACTCGGTTTAGGTAGTAGTGCATTGTCTACCCTGTATCCGCCCGGCGGGTTTATTGGTTGGCACAATAATGCTAACGCTTCACAACACAACCTTATACTGACTTGGTCGGAAACCGGAGATGGATGGTTCCGGTTCATTGACCCCAAGACTAAAGAACTGGTCACTATACAAGACCAAAAAGGTTGGAACATGAAGGCTGGACACTTTGGCGCGTATGGTTCTGGCGACGTAGTGTACCATGCGGCTAGAACAAATTGTTATAGAATGACACTGTCCTATGTCCTAGGACATGATTTGGAGTACTGGAAAGATTGTATTGACTATATCACCGACCCGTGATATAATAGAATAATTTCCATTAATAAGGCACTATATTATGATCACATTAGATACTGTTCTCAAAGAATGGTCGGAAGACTGCACCATACCCCAACACCAACTAGACGAAGTGTCTAGAGGCACGCCAACGTTACATGCAAAGTATTTACAGTACTATTCTCTAGCGAAGCTACAACTCATACGTTGTGAAAACAAACAAAAGATTATACTCAAACAAAAATGGTTATACTACAACGGCAAGATGGACGAAGAGGAATTGCGAGCCACTGGTTGGGACTTAGATCCATTTAATGGACTCAAGGTACTCAAGGGTGATATGGACTTATACTACGACGCAGACCCAGAAATTCAACAGTCTGAAGAGAAGATCGCATATTATAAAACTTTGGTGGAGACACTGAAAGAGATCGTGGATAGTCTGAAATGGCGCCACCAAACAATCGGTAACATGATCCGATGGAGAGCCTTCGAGGCAGGTAATTGATAGTTATTTGGGAGATAAATAGATGTTTGAAGATGAAGATATTAGTAAAGCAAATTACTTAAAGACTATGGGACATTATCCCGATGTCGATATTATTGAACTGGCGCAGATGATTTATGAACGTAGACAACAAGATACGAATACGGATGGTCAACCACAGCTTCTTCGCGGTTGAGTCTCATCCTGCTCAGGAATCAGAACTTCGTGAGTATTTCGCATTTATGGTTCCTGGCGCCAAGTTCATGCCAGCGTTCAAACGTAAGGTTTGGGACGGTAAAGTTCGTCTATACAACATGGTAACCAAACAAATGCACGTGGGGTTATACACTCACCTACGTCGTTTTTGCGCAGACCGTTTCTATCAGTTAGAGATACTTGAACACGAAGTCTATGGTATCCCTAGCGCAAAGGATGACATCGACCACCCAACTCTAGTCAAGTTCCTATCGTCACTCGATAGTCCATACGAACCAAGGGATTATCAATACAAAGCAATTGCACACGGTATTGAGAACTACCGTTGTCTTCTCCTGTCGCCTACAGGAAGCGGTAAATCGTTCATCATCTATAACCTAATGCGTTATGCGTTAGAGGCTACAGAAGGTAACATACTAATAATTGTACCTACTACCTCTCTTGTGGAACAGATGTACAAAGACTTCGATGATTATGGATATGATGTGGAACAGTACTGCCACCGTATCTACTCGGGTAAAGAGAAAGTCACTCACAAACGAATCATTATTTCTACGTGGCAGTCAATCTATAAGTTTGACGGCGAATGGTTCGAACAGTTCGATACCGTCTTCGGTGATGAAGTACATCTTTTTAAAGCAAAGTCGTTAAGCACTATGATGGACAAGTGCGTTAATGCAAGGTACCGTTTCGGTCTGACCGGAACTTTGGATGGTACGGAAACGAACAAACTAGTACTAGAAGGTTTATTCGGCCCCGTTTTTACGGTGACTAGCACCGTGAAATTGCAGAAAAGTAAACAACTTGCCGAATTAGACATCTCTATCCTATTGATGCGTTATCATAATGACGTGTGCAATCTTACAAAGGATAAGAATTATCAAGAAGAACTAGACTTTATCGTTCAGTATGAACCACGCAATAAATTTATAAGTAAGTTAGCAGTAGATCAAAAAGGGAATACTTTGGTTATGTTTCAGTTTGTTGAGAAACACGGCAAAGTGTTATATGAAATGATTCGCGAGTTGTCCACAGAAGGTCGTAAGATATTCTATGTCTCTGGAGAGGTGGATGCCAGTGATCGTGAACAAATACGAGGAATTGTAGAAACTCAGAATGACTCTATTATTGTTGCTTCTCTTGGGACTTTTAGCACTGGTATCAACATCCGTAACTTGCATAACATTATATTTGCAACGCCCAGCAAATCTCAAGTTAAAGTCTTACAATCAATTGGTAGGGGTTTGCGTCAGTCTGACGATGGTAGGACTACTAGACTTTATGATATTGCTGACGATCTTCATGTGGGAAGTCATAAGAATTTTACACTGAAACATAGCGCTGAAAGAATAAAGATATATACTAAGGAAGGGTTTAGTTACAAGATATATCCCATAGATTTGAAACCATTGAAAGGAATTGATAATGAAGATACCACAAGAAACACATTCTCTTAGACAGTTGAAACTAGTTACCGGTGAAGAGATGTTGTGCCAGATACTCGACGAAGAAGAGTCGACTATCACTCTGCATAACGCACTAACCTTAGCTGAACATGTTAGACCTGATGGTTCTGTGTATTTCACCTTCAGAAATTTTATGGTGTATCAAGACAATCCCATGAATGTGATGTTATTGATGAGTGATAAGATAGTATCTGTTGCCATTCCTAGTCCAGATATGATTGCTCAATATGCTTCGGCTATTCAGTTAATGCAGAAACAGATATCCGATTGGGAAGATAAAAAATATTCAACAGATCTGGAATCGGCTGTTGATGATATGCTACGTGATGTGGATGATAGATTCCTTATGGACTCGGACACTAAAGGACATACCATCCAATAAAATTTTTATATTCACCCCTGCGGCGACAAGCTAGATTATACACTACAAATGACCTTTTGTCAAGGACTATTTTATGAAAGTTGGTTTTACTGCTTCAACCTTTGATTTGTTACACGCTGGGCATATCTCTATGTTGCGCGAGGCAAAGACTCAATGCGATTATCTCATATGCGCTCTACAGGTAGATCCCTCTACTGATCGAAGCGACAAGAACTCCCCCGTACAGACATTAGTGGAAAGATGGACACAACTTTCTGCCGTCAAGTACGTCGACGAAATCATTCCTTATCAGTCAGAGACAGACCTAGAAGACATTCTCAAGATGGTTGACATTGATGTGAGAATCATTGGCAGCGAATATAAGGATAAGACCTTTACCGGACGTGCAACTTGCGCAGCCCGAGGTATAGAGATTTATTTCAATCGTAGAGACCATAGGTTCTCGACTAGTGGACTCCGTAAACGAGTTGCGATGCAAGACCCTTTGATGGCTATAAAGGAAAACTTTATAAAACAAAAAGCGATTGATTGGTTAGACAAAAACTAATCCTTGACGCCCGACCCTAAATGATGTATAATACGCACTAATGTATAGGAATACCAATGAAACCTAAGATAAAAGAAAAGCCGCACTACGTTAATAATCGAGAATTCTCGGAAGCTGTAGTAGAGTACTGTGTCACGGTACTAGAGGCTAAAAGTAAAGGACTCCCGATCCCGATAGTCCCTAATTATATTGCCGAATGTTTCTTACGAATTTCCGAAGGACTTTCTCATAAAGCAAACTTTGTTCGTTACACGTATCGAGAAGAGATGGTAATGGATGCGGTCGAGAACTGTCTTAAAGCAATTGAAAACTATGATATCGAAGCGGCTACACGGTCAGGGAAACCTAACGCGTTCGCCTATTTCACTCAGATATCGTGGTATGCATTCCTACGTCGCATCCAGAAGGAGAAGAAACAACAAGATATTAAGTTGAAGTTCATCTCTGAAGCTGGTATAGAACATTTCATCGACACTAATAGTTCTGATGACTATGATACCAGTCCCTCTAGTACAATGGAATCTTTGCGAATTCGCATGGATCATGTCAAGTCATCTGACATGCAATTCAAAGAGTATGTTAAGGAAGAGAAAAAACTACGCAGACGCCGTGCTGTGAATGTCGATTCCGACCTATCAGATTATCTCGAATAAGTTCTTGACACCCGTCCATAAATTTGTTATAATGTCCGGTATGTAGTGCATCTGTACTATGTATTGGACATTACACTGTCCAATTGTATCATATACTATACAATGTATATTTAATGAAACAAAACTGAGAGTTTTCTAATGAGAAAGTCCGACACACCTTTTTATCAATTTATTAACTATCCGTATGAATCTGACCTCCATTACCGTCACGTCAAGAATAAGGTGACCTTTGATATCATGGAACAAGATTTGTCTCGAACGGAGATGTTAGAGCAGTTCGAGTTATTCCTGAAAGCTTGTGGGTACTTCTTCCATCCCAATGAAAGCATTGAAATCGTTGAGAACGAGGAATAATCAATGCGCATTGCTATACTGAATGATACTCATTGTGGATTGCGCAATTCATCGGATATCTTCATGGAATATCAGGAAAGGTTTTATACTGATGTATTCTTTCCGTACCTGATAGAGAATAAAATTACTCAGATACTGCATCTGGGCGACTACTATGATAACCGAAAGACTATCAATTTAAAAGCTCTGAATCATAATCGACGGGTATTCCTTGACAGATTGCGTGAACTTGGTATCACTATGGATATCATTCCTGGCAATCATGATACATATTTCAAAAACACCAATCATCTCAATTCGTTAAAAGAGTTGATGGGTCACTATATGAATGAAGTGAACATCGTCGAAGAACCGACTGACATGAAATATGGCAAGTCGACTATCGCTCTCGTTCCTTGGATCAACCCCGAGAATGAGAAAGGGATTATCGAGTTCCTCGGGAGTACCAAGTCTCGTATCTGCGCCGGTCACTTTGAGTTGGCTGGGTTTGAGATGGACAAGGGTCTTATGTGTAAGGAAGGTATGAACCCTGCTCCGTTAGAACGTTTCGATTTAGTGATGTCGGGTCACTTCCATACAAAATCCCACAATCGTCATATTCATTATCTAGGCGCTCAGATGGAGTTCTTTTGGAATGATGCGCATGACCCGAAGTACTTCCACATATTCGATACGGTTACTAATGAACTGACTCCCGTACAGAATCCCTTGACGATCTACCATAAAATATATTATAATGAAGATACGATAAACCACTTCGAAGACCTGTCTTATTTAGAAAACAAGTTCGTGAAAGTGATCGTCAGCAATCGATCTGATATGGTAAAGTTCGAGAGATTCATTGACCGCATCAACAACCAGAAGATTCATGAACTGAAGATTGCCGAGGATTTTCGTGAGTTTCGCGGAGAGAACGTCAATGATTCCGATTTAACAATTGACGACACCGAGACTTTAATATACAATTACATTCAAGAAGTGGATACTGACTTAGATAAAGATCGCATCAAACAGTTAGTATCCGAATTGATGGTTGAAGCTCAATCTGTGGAGATTGCTTAGTGGCCACTTTGTTGGAATTGTTTGATGAGTATGGGTGTGACAAGGGTAGTTTGAAACATCGGTATGATAGAATATATCAACCGCAGTTTATTGCTATCAAAGATGAACCTTTGAATATATTAGAGATTGGTGTATTCAAAGGCGCTTCCGTCTCAGTTTGGTTAAAATACTTTCCGAATGCCACCATATATTGTATCGACATCTTCGATAGAGTTGCTGCCGAAGATATAGAGGTGTTACGTGATGAACGTGTCAACTGGATCAATCATGATACGACCGCATCTTCACTTGCCGGGGCTATTCGAACGGCCTGGCCGGACATAAAGTTCGATATTATTGTCGACGATGGTGCACATTGGCACCCCGCTATAAAAGATACCTTCGTCAACTGTTTTCCGTTCTTGAGTGAGTCGGGCAGTTATTATATTGAAGATGTCTACAATATGGATTTGCCTCATGTCGCGGAACGTATGCAGACAGATTCTTGGTTAAAGAAACAATCACACAGATTTAGTGTTGCCTTGTGGAATGAAATGATGTATAATATAACCCAACACACGGTCGAACACTTCGATCTGACGTTAAGTGATCCATACGATATTATTTACGATTCCTACATTATAAAAGTGACCCAATGATAAAATTTTCTAAACTCAAGTGGCGTAATTTCCTTTCTACTGGAAACTACTTCAATGAAATAGATTTTCTGGCAGCTCCCACCAATCTGGTTGTTGGTCAGAATGGTGCGGGTAAGTCCACTATGCTTGACGCACTGTCTTTTGCATTGTTCGGCAAACCCCATCGAAAGATTACTAAAGCGCAGTTGGTTAATACCATCAATAATAAGGACTGTATTGTTGAAGTATATTTTACTGTGAATGGTATGAATTATCGTATCGTCCGTGGTATCAAGCCAGCTCGGTTTGAAATCTGGAAGGGTGATGTGATGATTAATCAGAATTCCCACTCCAAAGAGTATCAGGAAATTCTGGAAAAGAATCTTCTGCAAATGTCCCATAAGTCTTTTCACCAGATTGTGGTACTCGGATCATCTTCGTTTGTTCCTTTCATGCAACTCAACTCGACCAGTCGTCGAGATGTTATCGAAGATCTGTTGGATATCAATATCTTCTCTAAGATGAATATTATTCTGAAGGAAAAGGTATCTCACCTCAAAACTGAGATTGAGACCAATTCTCACCAGATAGAAGTTGTCAAAACAAAGATTGCATCTCAGAAGAAATATATCCGTGATCTGACGGCCATCAATACTGCACATCGTAAGGAGAAGGAATCTCAAATTACTGAGTTGCAGGAAGAGATACGAACTATCAACGACACTAACATCGAATTGTCACATAATGTTAATGTGTTGTTGCCTGTCGTAACTTCACAACTTAATACTCTACGTGCGAACAGACAGGAGTTGGATAAGTACTACGCTCAGTTTAACGTCCAAGTCAAATCTGTTGTGAAGGACGCTAAGTTCTTTGATGAAAATGAACACTGCCCGACATGCGATCAAGATATCGCCGAAGACTTGCGTATGTCCAAACTGGCGGCCGCGACAACTAAAGCTAAGACGTTGAAGTCTGCTATGGACAAGGCGCAAGAGAAACTTGATGAGTATAGGAATGAGATTGAAACACTAGAAGTACAAATGCAGTCGGGACTTGACAGTCAGAACCAACTGCATAACAATCAACAAACTATCCAGCGGCTCAATCGCAATGTGGATCGTCTCCGTATGGATATGGATGATATGGCAGATAGTGATGGTGATATGGGACAGGCCAATAGAGATCTGGAATCACTTGACATGGAGGTTCACGAGTTAACTGATACTAAGTACCGGTTGAGTGAGAAGTCTTCTTACAATAGAATTGCGGGGGAACTGTTGCGCGATTCTGGCATTAAGACTAAGATCATTAAACAGTATGTTCCTGTTATAAATGAACTCACTAATAAGTATTTACAAATTCTTGATTTCTTTGTTCACTTCGAACTAGATGAAAGTTTTAACGAGACTATTCGGTCACGTTATCGTGATGCGTTCTCTTACGACTCATTCTCTGAGGGTGAGAAACAACGCATCGATTTATCTCTGTTGTTCACTTGGCGTCAGATTGCTAAGATGAAGAACTCGGTATCGACTAACTTGTTGATACTGGATGAGACGTTTGATTCGTCACTTGACGGCGAGGGCGTAGATAACCTAATGAAGATTATCGAAACTCTTAAAGAGGACACTAACGTGTTCGTTATATCACACAAGGCTGAACTTGAGGATGCCCACTTCGAAAGAAAGTTGACATTCTATAAGGATAAAAATTTCAGCAAATTAAAAGAAATTACTTGACACAAACCATCATTTATTATATAATGACTACTAACTTGAACGAGGACAACCCCAATGGAATTATCTACTAGAACGCTTGAAATCTTGCGCAACTTTGCAAGTATTAACCCTAACATCGTAGTATCGCAAGGCAATAAATTGACCACCATGTCAATCCAAAAGAATTTGGTTGCTAAGGCAATTATCGAAGAGACGTTTCCGACTACCTTCGGTATCTATGACTTATCAGAGTTTTTGTCTGTTATCAATCTCGTAGATAACCCTACAATCGATTTCGGTAAGAACAACGTATCTGTTCGTGATGGAAGTGGACTATCTTCTGTCAAGTACTTTTACTCTGACCCCGAGATGTTATCTTCGCCTAAGAAGGATATTGTAATGCCTTCTAGCGATGTACAGTTCTTACTTACCAATGAAACTTTGAGTAAGATCAAACGTGCGGCATCTGCTCTTCGACATGATGAGATTAGTATCCGTCCTTCCAATGGCGCAATTGAGATTGCTGTCGTGGATAGTTCGAATTCTACATCTAATTCATTCTCGATTACTGTAGAGGGCACTTACCCCGAAGGTTCTGACTTCAACTTTGTGTTGGGTGTCAACAATCTTAAATTAATAGGTGAAGATTATGAAGTTTCGGTAAGTAACAAACTTATCTCTAACCTAAAATCTACACAATCACAAACCGAATATTTTATCGCATTAGAAAAAACATCACGAGGAGCATAATATGAGTCCAGAACAAGCCAAATTAAATGACCTAGCAAACCGAGTATCACGTTCATGTGTTGCTGTTATCGATACTATCGTTACACGCGGCGCGTTTAAAGGTGAAGAATTGACCACTGTTGGTCAACTACGAGACCAAGCAGTTCAACTTGTTGCATTGTACGAGACAATTGCACAAGAAGTAGCAGTCGCAGCTGCAGCTGCAAAAACTAAAGATTCAAAGTAATAAATGATTATAACTGATGTCAAGGGGTCGTATAAAGATGGAATTACTTTTTCGTCTGACCCTCTGATTCACGTTATAGATGGGATGGTCAATCAGGAAGAATCTGATTATATCATCAATCTTGCGAAGACCCGAATGACACCAGCTGCGGTAATTACTACAGATGGAATTTCGGTTCTTTCTGACACTAGATCGGCGACACATTGTTGGTTAAACTACAATGATGATGTTATAAAAACTATAGGAGAAAGGATTTCTCGATATGTTGGTATACCGCTCTCTAACGCTGAAGATATGCAAGTTATATATTATGGCGTAGGCGATCAGTATAAACCACATCATGATGCATTTGATATGTTTACGACACAGGGGCAAAAGTCTTGTGTAGATGGCGGCCAACGATTAGTGACGGCTCTAATTTATCTGAATGCGGTGACTGCTGGTGGAGAAACGGAATTTCCTGTTGTGGGCATTAAAGTCAATCCTTCTCGCGGAAGGATGGTAGTATTTAACAACACTTCGGAAGACGTACATTCGTATTACTTCCCTAGTTTACATGCAGCCCTTCCTGTCATAGAAGGCGAAAAGTGGGCAATTAATATATGGTTTCGAATGATGCCTCGATCCGAGAAGTTTTCGCCACCATATACGGAATTTCCTAAAGTAAAATTTATTTAAAAGTTTTGGTGGCGAGGGCAATATTTCTGTGTATGCCTTTGAGTTGATTGAACTGTTTATTATGGTCACCCCCCGCCGCCATCCTAATTGGAGTATATAATGATAGATGTGTTATTGGATGATGTGCCGTTTCACCTAAGAGAACGTGACCCGTTCTTGCAAGAACCTAATCCATTTAGGTGGGCTCGTAAGAATTTGTCCGATCTGATTGGTGGCAAACGTGTGGTAATCTTTGGACTGCCTGGCGCTTTTACGCCTACTTGTTCTAACGAGCAGTTACCCTCCTATGACCATATGTACCAAGAATTCATGGACTTGGGTATTGATGAAGTATACTGTACGTCGGTCAATGACGCGTTCAGTATGTTCCAATGGGCAAAGAATCTCGGTATCGAGAATGTTAAGATGTTGCCTGATGGTAATGGCACCTTCGCAAGGTCTTTGGGCATGTTGGTCGAAAAGTCGAATCTAGGATTCGGTCTCCGTTCTTGGCGATATGCAATGGTAGTTGATAATATGCGAGTCGTCGAATTCTTGCCCGAAGATGATTGTATGGATAACTGTCCTACTGACCCATATGGAATATCTTCTCCCGAGAATTTACTTGATGTTTTGAGAAGTAAAGTTGTTTAAACTAAACCCCTATATAGCTAAGGAAGCTGGGTTACATGTGTTGATGGGGACGTTGGTAAACTATCCCCTCAATATATTATTTATGTGGCTAATAGTGGGCGAATGGGGTATAACCGACCCGTTCTGGATTTCGAGTATAGTTACGTGTTGGTTTTCAATTGTAGCTTTTATTAGAATATATATTGTACGATCTTATAGTGAGAGAAGAAGACAAATTGAGTGACTCTACTAAAACGTAATGACATTTAAGTAGATTTATCGGAAATATATATACTAAGATCTATATTAGAAAACAGTATAGCTCGGATAGCTCAGTTGGTAGAGCAGCTGACTTGTAATCAGCCGGTCGCAGGTTCGACTCCTGTTCCGAGCTCCATTTTGGACTGGTAGTTCAGTTGGTTAGAATATCGGCCTGTCACGCCGAGGGTCGCGGGTTCGAGTCCCGTCCAGTCCGCCATTAAATTATGAGAATTTGTCATGTTGTATACTTTTACTAGTGAAAGCGTTAGTAGTGGCCACCCCGACAAAATTGCGGACATCATTTCTGATGCTGTCGCGACCTACCTGATAGATAAAAATCCAAACAATCGTGCTGCGATCGAAACTCTAGTTACTACTAACATGGTAACTCTTGCCGGAGAATATAAGAGCGATAAGTTTGACAAGAAACGTATTGAACAGATTGTTCG